GTGTTGACTATTTTGTTACCAGAAGATAAACCATTCAGTATCTTAGATAAAAAATGTCCATGTGCTCCAGTTGGAAAATCAATAAAGATTACTTGATCTTGAATATCTTTAAACGTTTTCATAAATCGGATTTGATTCGCTTTTCATCCCATCCGTGTTTTCTTGCTAGTTCTTTGAGATCGTCTTTGGTATTAATTTGCATAAGCAATTTAATTTCATCATCTTTAGCAGTAGGGTAAATCTCTGTTAAAAATTTTTCTATTTTACTACTACCGGGTTCCTTTTTCTTGGGAGCAATCCACTGATGTCGCTGTGGGCCCATGCCTGGACTGACAGTGGTTGCTGTTAACCACTGTAGTTTAGGTTCACGATTAATAGCAAAGAAATTCTTATTCAATCGCTCATTGGTGCTAATCAAATAAAATTCTTGCATGTCTCTACTGCCTTGCACACTTGAACCATAACGAATCATTAAAAAGTTACTGAACTTTTTCTTTTCTTCTGGTGTAAGACTATCGTAAAATCCACGATTCTTACGATCAAATTGTGCCATTTCGTTAGCTATGCTTAACTTATCACTCATTGAATATTTCACCATTTAATATTTTTTGTTGATCTAATTTTACTTGTTCTTCTATACTCATGTCAACTGTTATCCCAATTTCAGATGCTATATGATCTCGCATCCATACCCACTGTGGATAAGGTTGTGGATGGGTATCTAAATGGTCTGGAAAAAACGGATGAACCACTGGAGTGTTATACTCAGATTCGTCTCTTACCTGCAGGCAGTTGCTGTTGAAATAAAAGTGTGGAAATTTTTCACGCTCGTGCATCTTGACCAATCTTGGATCTACTGTGGTTTCTGTTTCGCCCCGGAACCAATCAGTCATGGTGAAATTCCATAGTTGATATCCAATCAACTGACTGTGCATAACAACACTACGCACCGCATCTAATGTATTTCTAAAACGTTCTACCGGATGATAAAAATGTTTTAAGAACTGACGGTTAGGTGCTATACTGCCACTATAATTCCATCTTCCTGTTGGACGTTTTCTATCCATACCGCATTGTTCGATCATTAACAACTCTGCATTTAATTTTTTATAGTATCGAACATCTTTGGTTGGCTCATCAATGAATGTATTAAATCTATCAAACCCGGTCCACTGCACCACAACAACGTCACCAGCTTGTGCGGTATCAATAATGTTACGAGCTATTGTTTGATTATCTGCGCCACCATGGCCGGTGTTGATATAGTCATCGTAATGCCGACCAAGATAATCCGCCCAGGTAGGCCAACAATGCGCTGTGCAACTACATCCACCTGTAACTAATCTCATATTACCACGCCAAATTATAGTTTACAACTTCACAGTTACGACTGATGTCTTTGACAAAGTATACGCAGTCTGACTTGGGCTCATCGCTGAGAGGAACGCAGAGCATTTGACCATTTTTAAGTTTGGGTGTATACCAAGTGACTTCTTGATACACATCAATGATTTCTACGTCTAGGAAACTGGGTCTAAAACTGCTGAGTGGGTTGAACTGAAATGTTTTAAATCCACGATCATTGATTGATGTTAAAGGTAGCACTTCTAAGTCGCCTAGATCAGGTTCGCCAATTAAAATTTGCCAATCCACTGGCATTTTAATTCTGTATTCACCAATACGCAAGACCAATGCAGGGGCAGTAAAACTTTCTAAAAAGATCAACGGAATATAATGATAGTCTGGATCTTTAGGGTCCGAATTATCAAATATAGCAAACCGCATATCATCTACTTCTTCGGGAAGGTGATCTAAATCAAATGGTGTGTTGTCTAATGTAAGTATACGCATGAATTTATTATAACATATTTTGTAATAGTTGCAACCTTTATTTCCACTCTAGTTTTTCTTGTGTGTAGGGGTAGTTGGCTTCTTTGTAGAACTGTTTGCGTTTGGTCAAATGTCGTTTGGCAAATTTACATGTGCTGGTTACATCCCATATTTGGACGTGGTCCTTGTCTTCGGCTTTCCTAATACCACGGCCAATAGATTGTATAACTCGGACAAAGCTCTTTCCGGGTTCCACAAGAACCAAATTAAAGATCCTAGGAATATTAATACCCACAGCGGCCACACCATAAGTCGCCACAATAATCTTGCCAGTGCTTTCGGCCACTTCGTCATATTCATCTTGTCTATCCTTTGCTTTAGTTGCACCACTTACAAATACAGCTATATCACCAAGTAAATCTATCAATGCATGACCGGCAGCAACACGATCTACTAAGACAAGTGTGTTGCCTGTGGCATTAACTTGTGCTATCAGTTGTGCTATTGTTTTAAGTCTGTCAGCGTCCTCCAATAGAAACTTCAACTCACTTTGGTAGTTGGTAAATTCTGCATGGTCAACCAACTGCACTACGTTCACATGACATTGTGCTAAAACTCCTCGGTCTTGTAGCTCGCTAGCACTAAGTTGATTGATGACCGGACCAAGACTACACCTTAATGCTTGAAATTCAAAAGGCTCTTTAGGAACTGTTCCTGTAAGTCCCCAACGCAATGGAATCTTAGACATAACTCCTGTAAGTAAACTCTTTAGTGCATCGGCTTTGGCCATATGGACTTCGTCAACAATAACACAAACCACATCCTCTAAAAACTCACCAATGGTGCAATCACCTACTCCATTTTTAGTATTCTTGAGCAGGACATTTAAACTTTGCCAAGTGCAAATAGTATGTTGACGACCCCATTCCTTGCGATCGCCAAAGTAAACACCCACATCTTGTTGCATGTTGATGTAGTCTTTTTCTGTTTGTGTTACTAGACTCTTGTTGGGAACAATAACAATAGTCCTGCCATACGGCGCCACGGCGTTGCTCAGTGCGGCTGTGATAACAGTCTTGCCTGCACCTGTGGCAATCTCTTGTATGCATTGTGGATTCTCAAGAAAGTTGTTGATAACATCTACTTGATAATCACGCAACACCATTGGCTGGCCTTCCATTGGGTGGCCTTTGGGCCACATGACGTGACTGAATGTTTGCTCGGTCACTGGTGTGAATGTAAAGTTAACCGAGTAATCTCGTTGGTCATCCAGGTCAATGTCATAGTTAAACTTTTCCAGAATAGGAATGATTTCTGGTAGCAAGTTTACATAGGTGCTACCGCCCAGTTGGAAGTAGCTGACTTTGCCGTCCCACCGTCCCAGCCTGACTGCGGGCAAATAGCGGGCCCCGGGCACATCATATTTAAATGCGTTGACCAAAGCACGACGAGCATCAAGCTCTAGTCCTTCAATCTTGATGTTTACTTCATCTCGAATTATAATGGTAGCTGTTTTCATTGTGCGGGTAGTATGAGACCAAAGTTATTGATACATTCATTTTGTATGTGTTCAGGAAGTTTATAAAAATCATCAATTGAGTTTGCTTCAGGCCATGTGGTATCTTTAACATTATTATAAAACTTTACAAAGGCCAAGTCTTTCTCTTTTTTGTTTATACGGTCATCAAGTCGTCCAACAGTAGACACTATATCATCAATTGTAAACTCTGTCAGCTTATGAGTGTATATAAAGTTTAAAATACGTTCGTTGTTTTGAAAATACAGTTCAGTTAACTTTGAATGGTTCCAACTTACATCTTGATTGATCAATTCAGCATCTTTTTCTATGCTAGTTAACAAGTGTTGAGTATTTTCTACAACCGCACTCAATCGATCTGCTGGGTCTTCAATTTGATCGTAGTCCGGAACCTTAAGAAAATCTCTAAAGGTTTCAAAGCCCATGCGTTCTAGTTTTTGTAAAATGTTAGTATCGCCTGCAATAATAAATGGATGCTTGTTGAGCATGGGTATCCATATCTTCTCAGTTATCCAAGGATTGTCGGTTGTGTCAAAAGTAGTTTCACTAATAACAGAGAAGTCGGTTTGTGTATAAAGATCAACATTATACGGAATGCCATTATATTCGTATCCAAAGCGATTGAGTGTTGATTCTATATCAATGTTGTCTGGATTACGCACCCATGCTGTAACAAATTGATCAAACTCGTTGTCGCTGAGTTCTGGCAGTTGAGCTCTTACCAATGGATTGTATTTTTTATTTACTTGAAAATAATAAAAAGACCATTCTGCTTGCGACATGAGTCCAGCATCTACAAATTTCTTTAACAACCGTATGCGATTGAATCTAGCCGCTTTACCAGTTAGAAATAAAAACTTGTGGCGATCAAACACCAACGAATTTTCTATCTGCCTGACGGAACTTCTCTTGCGAACTACTATTTCTTTATACACTCTGTATAAGAAAAAGTCAACATACAGCACATCATCGACTCCTATTTGTTGGATCAATTCTGTATTGGCCTTTTCCCATGAATTTACTACTAGAAATATCTTCCAAGTTCTCTTTTCTTTGACAGCATCAACAAATGGTTTTATTACAGTTGTGGCCAAGTGTGCTTCCCAGAGATGGTCTAGCAATATAACAACTTCGTCCGCGGCCGTGTATTGCTCCAACAACTCGTGGGCTCGAGTCAATGGTAAAAACGGAACTTGTTCACAATGGATAACGTTGACATGCTTAAGAATCATAACTAATTATATAGTATTCCGCTGGTAAAGTCAAAAAAACAGGCACCTAAGTGCCTGTTGAAAATGGGCAGTTTGCACTACCC